AAGAACAACGAGATCCTTTCGCTCGAGATCAAGATTCAAGACTTTGTTCAGCTCCTCCAATCTGATCTGCACATTGGTGACACTGCTCTTCTGACCGCCGCCGATTCGGCTGGTGATCCGCCGCTTGAGGTTCAGAAGGAAATGGATGCGCTGATCTACACACGTCAGTTCGATCCGATCATTATGCCGATGGACACTGGCGGCGCACTGAAGAACTTCAGCAATTACGCGACGTTCTTGAAGACGGCAACTGAAGCGAATCAGATCCGTAAGGACGCTCAGCAGTACGCGAAGAACCTTTCTCAGTACTATGCTGGCTCGCCGATCACGCTTCAGATGACAATCAAGGGTAACCCTTTGATCATGCACAAGTTTAATCACGACACGATCCTGCCGCACTCAGCTGGTGACATCACGCCGTCGGCGAAGACACCCGATGGCGGTGGGGCCGGCTTGAACAAGGTTCAGTACCGAGAGTTCCTTGAGACTGAGATCCTTGGGATCAAGAATAGCAATGGCTCGTTCAAGCAGGACACTGATGGTGCGTTCATCCTTGAGAGCGCGTTGACATCGAAGTCGTACATGGTTTCGCCAGTGTACGTGAAGGTAAATATCAAGGGTCCGAACGTCGACTTCAAGACAAACGAGCAAGCACCGCAAACTCAGAACTACACACAATCGATTCTTACTGACTCCGTGTACACGGTTCAGACAGTCGTGAATGTCTTCCAAGGTGGAGTGTTCACACAAGAGCTTACGCTGATGGCCATGAATCTCTTTGGTCGTGACTCAGTGAACAAACAAAATGGGAACTCGCTAAATGCAGCAACCGCCGGCACTCATTGAAGGCGTCGTAGTCGATACGGCCGATCCGCAGGAGATGGGGCGAATGAAGGTTTGGTGTCCCGCTATTGACGGTGATACGCCGAATCTCGAAACGCTCCCGTGGGTTCAGTTCGTGACGCCGTTCGCTGGGCAGACGCAGAACTATCCAGCTGGTGGAACTGCAGCCGCAGCATCAGGTCCTGTCTCGTACGGATTCTGGGCTGTGCCAAAGGTTGGCGCCACTGTGCTCATCGGGTTCCTGTACAATGATTGGAATCAGCGTGTGTACATGGGGTCTATGTTCCGTGATCACGGGAATCGCTCACTACCAGTTGGACGAAATTCATCTGGCTCTGCGCCACAGTCAGATGCGTATGGAGTGATTGAACCAGCGTACACGAACATGGCTGTTCAGTTCCAAGGAAAGTTCAGCGACTCACGTGCCCAGACTCGCGGTGCGTACGAGCGACAAGCTGCTCAAGCGGCTGACGAGAAGGATGACAGCGAAGGGTATCGTGCTCGCGTTGGTGAAGCGGGCGATCCGAAGGCTGGACAACTCGATCCACAGACGTACTGCATCACGACGCCTGGTCGACACAGCATCATCATGCAGGACAATCCACAGAACGGACGACTGCGCATCAAGACAGCCGAAGGCCATCAGATCATTTTTGATGATGCGAACGAACGGATCTACGTCTCGACATCTCGTGGGAAATCCTGGATCGAGATGGACGTTGACGGACACATTCACATGTACGGGGCTGCTTCGATCAGCGTGACGTCTGGTGCTGATCTGAACTTCTCAGCTAAGGGGAACGTGAACTTCGATGCTGGCGGGAACGTGAACATCGCCGCGACTGGGTACGCTCGGATCTCCGCGTGCAAGGACATCTCGTTCTCGGGCGATACGGGTGTGAACCTCACGTCGGGCGCAATGATGAACCTTCTGGCGACTGGGAACATCTTCATGACAGCACCAGTGATCAATCAGAACGGGCCTCCAGCTACGCCAGCAGAGTGCGCTGACTTCCCACCACCGATCGTGCCGACGCATGAACCGTGGACTCGACCAGCAACGACTGGCACCCGAAACAAAAATTGGAAGGCGTAAGCTATGGCGATCGCAACGACAAGTATTTACCGTGGGTTCAGCACTCAGAAATCGTTCGAGTCGAACGGCACCTCGTTCCTGACGACGGACATCGAAACAGTGAAGGCCGATCTGCTGAATCACATTTACACGATTCCAGGTGAGCGTGTGATGCAGCCGAACTTCGGGACGCGGATCCCGCTGATGGCGTTCGAGCCATTGGATCAGACGTCAATGGACATCATCAAGGCAGACCTCACGACCGTGTTCAACTACGATCCTCGCGTTCGGCTGGTTGATCTGGCTGTTGTCGCTTTGCCTGACAACAATGCAATTCTGGCGCTCGCCGACATTCAGTACGTCGAGCTTGGAACCTTTGAAACCTTGAAGCTCGAGTTTCCTACGGGTGCCTGATCGACGTAAATAGAGCACTCGAACACCGGATCATCCATGGCCCTCCGTACCACATACTCTGCCGAATCTTGGGACGCAATCTATCAGTCGTTCGCGGCCGTGAACTTCACGTCGTTCGACTTTGATACGATCAAGCAGAGCTTGGTCACATACACGCAAACCTACTATCCGGAACAATTCAACGACTACATTCAGTCGTCCGAGTTCATTGCGATGCTCGAGATGTTCGCGTACATCGCCGAGCAGCTTGCGTACCGGATTGACATGGTTGCGCATGAGAACATGATCACGACCGCTCAGCGGAAGCAGTCGATCCTTCGTCTCGCGAAGCTCATTAGCTACAAGGCAACTCGGAACATTCCGGTTCGTGGCCTCGTGAAGCTCAATACCATCACGACGTCTGAACGGATCCTCGACTCCCGTGGCACGAATCTTGCTGGTCTCACGATCACCTGGAACGATCCGAACAATGCGAACTGGAAGGAACAGTTCACTCTGATCATGAATCGAATTCTGGCAACACGCTTCGGCCAGCCATCGAAGACTGTTCAGGTAGGTGACGTCGTCATGGATCTGTACTCGCTGCAGAATGATCCATCGAAGGTCGTGAACGGTGTGCTGCCGTTCACAGTTTCAACAGGCCTTGAATCGTTCCCAATGGAAGTCGTTCCGGCTGACATCGACTCGAATGGTCCGTTCGAACGTGAGCCAGACATCAACAGCTCGATGAGCCTGATCTACGCGAACGACGGGATCGGCGACGGCTCGGACTACACCGGGTTCCTGATGTTCATCAAGCAGGGCGTGCTCACGCGTGTGGACTACGACATCACTCAGCAGCTCCCAGATGCACGGTTCGATTTTTCGCAGCAGAATGTGAACAACACGGACGTCTGGGTTCAGACGATCGACACTTCTGGCACGATCACTGAGCGTTGGACTCAGGTGGATACAGTTGCCGATGAGAACCTCGTGTTCAACAGCAATCGCAGCACGCGGAACAAGTACGAAGTTGATACGCGCGAGAACGATCAGGTTACGTTCATCTTCGGCGACGGCGACTTCAGCACGGCCCCAGTTGGTCTGTACCGTTTCTGGATGCGTCAGTCAGCGAACCGTTCACTCGTGATTCAGAAGAACAAGATCACGAATCAATCGGTCGGATTCACGTATACCTCATCGATCGGGAACGTCGAGACCTCAACGTTCACGTTCAGCCTCACAAGCACTCTTCAGAACGGCTCAGCCTCCGAAGACATCGAGCACATTCGTCGTTCAGCGCCGGCCGCGCACTACGCGCAGGGCCGAATGGTGAACGGACAAGACTACAACACGTACCCGCTCTCAGACCCTTCAATCCTTCGTCTGAAGACGATCAATCGGACGTTTGCAGGGCAGCCAAAGTACATCGACTGGAACGACGCGTCAGGTCAGTACGAGAACGTGAAGCTCTTTGGCGACGATCTCGTGATGCGATACCAGATCACGCAAGACACTCAGACCACCTCGCTCTCAGGCCAAAGTCTGATCGATGAAGTGATCGAGCCACTGCTGAAGACTTCGGGCGTCGTGAACACGATGCTCCACATCAGCGCGGGTGATCCAGACACAGTCGGCATCGTCTCAGCTCCACGTCGGAAGTTCATTGAGGACAATCGTGGTGCTCGGTACTACAAGACGTTCGGTCAGCCAGTCACGGTACTTGGAACTGGGAACGGCTCGCTGAAAGAGAAGACGGCAATGCAGGGTCTGATCGACCGACATTGGTACGGCGAAGCGCTCTCGATCGTTCAAGCGACCGACGGAACTCTGCTTGGTCTGATTCCTGATCCAGGCCTGTTCCCAGAGGATGACTCACGGATCTACAACGCAACGCTCCCACGCACGATTGATGGCGTGAACAAGTACCCACCGGGTGACATTGGCTCCGGCCTCCAGCCGGTTGCTGAGCAGAACTACTTCGGGTTGCGATACAATCGAGTCATGGGCGCGATTGGTGATGGCACAATGGATGCGACGCTTGCCGGTTCAATCGGAAGCCAAGAGCTCATTTTGAACGAGACCGTGATCGGTACAGCTTGGAACCTTGGCGGGTATTACCTGCCGAACGAAGTCTGGACAATCGAAGTTCAAGCTGATGGTCTGACCCTCGCCGTTCGTTCGAATCTTCGTGGTTCATTCCCATCGGGCACGGTTGGCGACACGTATCAGATTCAGCCGGCTGGTTTCTCAGCTTCGGTGAGCATGTTCAAGATGGCAAATACCGGCACTGTGAACTTTGATGCCGGCGATGCGTTCATCCTCGAAACGAAGAGCGATGGTTCACTGCGCGTTCGTAATTCCAGCGTTTGGGGTACGAAGCCAATCAACCTGAATGGTTGGTGGGAAGTCATGGACACGTCCGTGATGCCGAACTACGCCTCGGGCATGAAGAACGCTCAGATCTTCACGACCTCAGAGAACCCAGCCGTTGGTGGTTCAACTGGCGCTTCGAAGGAAGACTCATGGGTGATCTTCGTTCGCAAGATTCGTCAAGGCGTCACAGGCACCGTGATCGGATACGAGGTCGTCTCGCGCGATCTGAAGCTTACGGTCGAATCAGACACGACGAACTTCTGGTACAACTCGGTCGATCAGCTCCTTGACTCTGACACGAAGAAGCGTGTGTTCGACAACGTGAAGATCCTTCGTTCGAATCTGGACACGAACGGCGCAGTGCTTGGCACCTCGCAGATCTATGACGTGGTTGGTGCGGTCGCTGATGACAATGGCGTCGTTGACTTCCATCAGCTCGAGATCGTTCCATCTGACCTGCTTCAAGAGGATGACTCAGGCGATCTGATTCCCGATCGTCTACTTCAGTACGAAACATTTGCTGCTGGCTCGTACGAGTACTTCACGCTTGCCTCACCAACCGTGATTCTGACAGGCTCAGCTGCGCTCTCAGCAGCTGGCGCATTCATCTCGGGTGATGCAGCAACTGTCTCTGACAACGGTGTGTACGGTCGGAATCTTCGGATGCCTGCTCTGAGCTCGTCGCAAGCCGATCAGGGTCTGGACTTCATGTGGCAGCACTTCACACCGTTCAACAACATCATTGATCCTTCTGTCACGAACATTCACGATGCATACGTGATGACGGCCGGGTACTACAACAACGTGATCAGCTACGTGCGTGGTCTGAGCACCTCAGCTCCTACTGCGCCGACGCCACTCGAGCTTCAGAATTCGTACGGCGCGATTCTGCAAAGCAAGATGCTCAGTGACACGGTTGTGTTCCACCCGGGGAAGCTTCGCCTCCTGTTCGGCTCGCTGGCTGAACCACAGATGCGTGCGAAGTTCACGGTCGTGAAGGCTCAGTCCGCGACGCTCACGAACGAGCGAATCAAGGAAGAGATCCTGAACGTGATCAACACGTTCTTCGACATCGACAACTGGGACTTCGGTCAAACGTTCTACGCGACGCAGCTCACGACGCTGATCCATCAGCGCCTTCCGGCTGACGTGGCTTCGGTTGTTCTCGTACCACAGTATTCTACGAACTCGTTCGGCTCGTTGTTCACGGTTGAATCCGGTATCGACGAAATTCTTCAATCAGCGGCTGAGCTCTCCGACATCGTGATCGTCGATGCCCTGACGCCAACAGTGATTCGCCAATCATGAAAATCTCAGAACTCTTTGAAATGCGCTCGACCGTTCGCACGGCCACGAATGGCACTGATGCCGCAGCTGAGATTCGTTCGAAGCTCAAGGTGAAAGTGAAGGTTGATGCTCGTGCTCAGAGCAAGAAGACTGGCTCTGCGAAGATGTACTTCATCGTGACCGGTGAAGTCGACCGTGAAGCTATGAAGAAGATCCTATTGAAGCACGGTCTCGAGTTCGCAATCATGGGCTCCGGAATCGATGACAACGAGATCCCGTACACGAAGTTCTCGGTGTTCGTTCCGCGCGATGCCGAGGTGGCTGCCGTGAAGGCAAAGGCTGCGAAGTGAAGCTTCACGAGATCCTCGACAACGCGTACAAGTTCGAAGTCGAAGATGATGGCGACAAGCTCGTGGGCCATTTCAAGGATGACTCTGGTGAGCTCGTGATCGTGAACGCAGAGTACTGGGGTGGGCCAGAGCTGTACATCATCGACTTCAAGCGCAAGGGTGAATTCGAGATGACGAATGACAGCCCGAAGGACAAGAACCAAGCTGTTCGAATTCTGACGACCGTGATCGACATCGTGAAGAAGATGCTGAAGATGTCGGCGGCAGATCAGCCGGCGAAGTTCATCGCGTTCTCCTCGAGCAAGTCTGAGGCGAGCCGATCATCGTTGTACAACCGTCTCGTTGATCGAGTTGCGCCGGCGATCGGGTACCGTAAGGTCACAGACGCTTCGACGATCGATCACCCTGTTCTGCCTGGTTGGTGGAAGAACAAAATCAAGATGTCTGGTCGTGACCATGACTTCACTCTCCTCGCAAGGAAAGACGTATGAAGGTAAACGAACTATTCGAAGCTGAGTTCATCAACACGATCATCGATCGTGAACTTCAACGTCAGCACAATGCAAAGAAGCCGAAGATGGCTGACAGTGACAAGGCGACTCGTGCGTTCACGAATGGCTTTCGATACGGGTTCGCCAGTGGCTCTCTGATGGATACAGATCCAGGCAAAGAGAATCAGAAGCACTACGATGCTGGGATCAAGCTTGGCAAAGCCGAAGCGAAGAATCACAAGGACATTCCAGACGCCAAGAAGAAGGGCAATCTTGGTCAGCGGAATCCGAACCCGGCATTCGAGAAGCTCGTGAAGTCTGCAATGGTTCCTCACCTCGAGAAGTTCAAGGCCGGCTGAACCCAATTTTTGAGAACGGGGTGATCTCGTAAATAGACTCACTAACCAGTGAGCTACTTCGGCATGGCCTTCGTGACCTATCTCTACCTTGATCCTAAGACTTCCGTTCCGCGGTATGTCGGCAAGGGCCTAGAGAATCGGCCGCTTCAGCATCTCACAAACCCAGCACGAGCACATCATCGGCTTCGTCGGATGCTTCAGAAACGAATCCGTGAAGGATTTGAACCGAAGCCTATCATCATTGCCGCGACGACTGAAGCCGATGCCTTTGAGATGGAAGAACTTCTGATTGCTATGATCGGTCGTTTGGATCTTGGGCTTGGGCCGTTGTTCAACAATACAAACGGCGGCGAGGGTGAAACCGGACGAATTGTACCTATTGAAGTTCGACAAAGAACTTCACGCACCTTCCATGGTCGCTCGGAGGCGGAGAAAGATAAAACTTTTCAACTCCTTTCGGCTCACAAGAAGTCCATGTGGGCAAAGATGTCTAGCGAAGAAAAACGAGAACTCAGTCGCAAGCAAGCTGAATCAAAGAACAAACCATGTACGCTCGATGGGGTCAAAATCTTCTCGAGCCGAAACGCAATGATTGCCGAACTCGGTCAAGGTAAGACTGGCACGCGTGCCTCTACCTTCCGTTACATCTAAGAGATCTCATGGCTCAAAAACCCGACTATGTGCTGTCCTTTAACGATCTGATCACGTACGTTCCGCAGCAACTACGTAATCCTGTGATCAGAGGCCTGATTGACAATTTGTTCAATCGACAAATGACCCATGACGAGTCGATCCCGCTGTACGGGTACATTGGCTCGAAGCCAGCTTCACCTGACGACAAGACTCCCCTGATCCCGCAGATCACGCCAGAGCGTGACATCAATGCGATCACGCCGGTTCTGAGCTTTCAGTTCGGCACGAAGACGTACGCGTTCACGGTTCAGGACCTGATCAACAAGGCGCACGCGCTTGGTATCACATCTGAGAATGAGTCGTGGCTGTACTCACAAGCGAACAACTACCTCCCGCCGATCGACATCGACAAGTTCAGCAACTTCTTCAACTACTTCTGGGTTGCGAAGGCTGTTCAAGCGACGCCGCAGATGCCGTGGAACACCGAGCTTCTGCCTGAGTACTACACGATTGCGAAGCCACTCGACACGGACAACGTGAAGCTGAATGTAGTCGCCGCTACGACTACGAACACTGTTCTGACTGGCGCTGGATTCGACGCCCAAACGTTCACGCTTACATTCATCTCGCCGACCGAGTTCACCCTGTTCGCCGATCACGGGCTGAATGGGTACCACACGTTCGGCGCGAACGCGATCGTCGCTCCGGGCGCAACGAACCCGATGGGTTACGACTTCGCTCTCCCAGCTGCTGTCGCTGGAACATCCGATCGTCAGACATTCACGTTCCCAGTGACTGGGCCACGTGGCACATTCACGCTCCTGACATTCGTGCTGATTCGCGATCCGATCTACGACAGCGGCGGGAATCTGGCCGGGAACGAATCGTTCAATGCCGGTGACAAGTTCTCGATTCAACCGAACTTCCTATCACCAACGTACAACGTGACATTTACTGGCTCGGCTGGGGTGAAGGGTAAGATCAGCAACGTGACTTCGTTGAACTCGTACCAGCAGATCGATGGTGTGACAATCACAGCTGGCCAGCGCGTTCTGGTGAAGTCGAACTCACCATCATCCACGAACGGGATTTACATCGTCGGTCCAGGCATTTGGACTCGCGCTTCAGACTTCGCTGGCAGCACGGCAATCGCTGGCGCTCAGGTCTGGGTGAAGGGCGGAGCAACGTACGCTGGGCACACGTTCGTCTCGACTTCGAGCACTGCGTGGCACGACAATGGTGTCACGATCAGTAACACGAATGATTGGCAAGAAGGGAACTTCTGGGCATCATCGGACGAGCTCGCTACCATGGGGATCTCTCGCGCGACCGTCATTCAGGCAGTTCGCCCGATCATCGAGTACAAGGGCTCAGTGCAGCTGAACTCGCTCGTGACCTCGGCAGGCGTCCCAACGGATTCAACGTTCGCGACCTCGTATCAGCAAGTGAAGACTGAGTTCAATCAGATCCCGCTATTCGATCTGTTCCGATACGATGGTACGCACTCAGGCCTCGTGAGCTCGCTGTTCTTCTACGTAGAAGACCTCACGGCCGATCTCGATCTGGATCTTCAGAAGCGTGTGAAGATCTCGACGAACGAGAGCGCCGACTATCTGTTCGATCACGGTATGGTCGATCTGAACGGTGATCTTCTGTTCTACAAATCGAACGGCGCACTGAAGACAATCTGGTACGCTGGGTACAATGAACCAACCGTGGCTG